CTGAAAAAGAAAATTTACAGTTGGACGAAAACCACTACACCTAAGTGTAGTAATTTCCAAATTTTGAGCCGAGGATTAAGCATCTACTTCATCGAACCCCTCACTGCCAACAAAATGTTTGCATTCGGGGTGGGAGCAGTACCAGACAACGTTTCCATTGTCCAAATGCTCGACCGTCTCATTGTGATCATCCCCAAGAAGGGGTTTCACACTAACTGGTTCTGACGAGTAATGCGTACACGACGCCGAAAGGCATTCGTGTACAACACCACCCATCACAACAGTCATGAGATGGTCATGCCCTTCATTGAATCGAAATTCTTCAGGGCATTCCTGGTCTTGATCTTCTCGCTCTTCTTGAGGTTGGTCATGCCAATCCTCTCCTCCTCGGAAATGTTTCTGAATCCACAGATTCAATTCCGTCTTCATGTCTCGAAGCATTGCTTCCATCTTTTCCGACACATAGAGCAACTCAACAGGTTTATCGCTTGGTGCGATCTGGATCAGCCTGTTCACATTAGAACGAGCCGACCGAATGGTTGAGATCTGAAAACTCAGGTCAACCATTGCCTTGGTTGCGTGTTGGAAAATTCCTTTCGACTTGGGGGTTTTGTTTTGCGTTTGATGTTCCATAAGTGGGTGTCGTAACGCGAGCAAGATACAACTACGGAGTAAGCTCTGCCTTTTCCGTAGAGGGTCGCACTATCGTAGCAACTTCACACGCAGAGAGTTGATCCTCTGTTACAACTGGAGACACGCTACTAAGTTTAGTTACTCGACTCGTGGTTCGAACTCGACCGTGAGTTTTCACTATTCTGGCGTAGTGCGTTTGCCCAGAAGGGGCGTTGTTCTGACAGTTTAGCGACATGACGGTCGTTGTTTGTTTGTTGTTTTAATTTGTTGAAATGACGTTTCAGGCAGGGTCCGTTTCCGCGCGTGAGCGCTTTGTTTCTCCATTCCTCCTCCCGGAATTGGGGTGTCATGCACCTTATTAAACCAGTAAACTACACTGGGGCAGTGATGGATTTACAACCTTTCGGTCAACCTCTTACCCTTCTCGTTATACTGGCTTCCGGTCGTCAATTTCAAAAGTACTTAGAACGATGGACTTTCGTCACACAAGTAGTCCTCTCGTGTTTTCACAACAGGATACCTGTTCGTTCGTGAGTACAAAGCATTCGAGATCACTTTGACACACTTCTCGAAGACGTCAGCCGGATGATGGGCCAACTCTCGAAAAGCAGTCTCACAATTCTGAATGCAAGCCTCGAGTTCGTCTGGACACTTACGCACCCAGTTACAACTCTCGAGGATCACCTCAAGCGCCAATGGTGCTCTCCACACTCCATCTTCGAATCTGAAACCGCGTTTGAGGTAGTTCACCTCAGAGATCTTTCGCCAGTCGGCAACTTCTCCATCTGACTTCGACTCATCCGTGTAGATCATTCCAAAAGTCGCGTAAGCTCGTGTAACAGTATTTTGATTGAACACGGAAGCGACGTTTCCAGAGAAATTGATGACGTTGTCGTCCCCGTAACTCACCATCGACACGTTATCAGAGAAAGCAGGCGCTTTGCGCTGAGCTTGATCATCTCCGAAACAGCGATAGTAAGCTATCCTCATGGAAACTGAGTTGTAGAACGAATTTAACACGGTCGTGAGGGGATTGCCAGAGGGTTGAGAATGTGTGAGCTGGATGAACTTTCCCGAACACAAGTGAACGGAATTGAAAATCTCCAGCATCAGCACTTCTCTCACCAAAGCATTCTCCTCTCCATCATCGTAGAAAGCGTTCGCCACTGCAGCAAACTCCTTCATGATTCCAGAATTGAGTGTCCCATCAAAAGTTGAGAAATCACCAGCAAACACTCGTTCGCCAAATCTCTGAAGTTTCTTGACTGTTACCAACCAATCTGCTCCAAAGGGATTGGTTCCGACAGATTGCTCGTTTCCGATCCGGTTCTCCATGATGTGTGCAATGAAACCAAGGAAATACATCCTAAAAGCTAGGGTATAGTCCATCGGTCCATGCGCAAAAACACGAGTCTTCAGCGCTTCCACTTTAGCAATCGGTCTGCGTTCGTCTTTGAGAGTATCACTCCAAACAGTTGGACAACGAATACCCAATCTCGCTTGTCTCAGCCTCTCTTCGACAAGCTCACGGATCTCTTCTGAGTAAACCCACTCATCAGTGCCAAACCATGTGGTTTTCCCAGGCATACCCGCCTTCTTGTTGAAGGTATGAGGGTAGCCAGGTGAACTTTGCCGCTTGATGCCTTCAATGTACTGACTGATGTCGCTGCCAGAAACAGCTTCCTCGTAAGTCAAGATCTTGGCCAATCTCTTGCGAGTTGGTCCAGAAATCAACAATGATTTCACTTCTCCGACAGCTCTATCAATCTCGTTCTGAGGGATGTACGGGGTGTTAATGGCACATTTCTCCATGTTCTTGTGAATCATGTTCACTTCACGATGTCTCAGGTAAGCCGGTTTCGTGATGGGCTCGATGTAACCATGAATGGCTGATGGCTTGAGGTCTGTGTTGCAAGGAGGCATTGAAAGTCGCGTACATGAACCAATGAAGCTGAAAGTTTCAGCTGGCATATCGAACATATCGACAAAGTCTTTGGTCGTGTACTCGGTTTTCAACTGCAGTTCGGTTTTCTTGAAATCAACGTTGGGTAAATCGTCGTAATCAGTTACGATGGCTTCGAAACGAGACAAATACTTCAGAAGATCATTTTGAGTGACCGACTGAGCAATTGCTGATGAACCATCCGTGTATGCTGCAACGTGAATGCCCGCAATTTTCCTCAAGAAAGTGACATCATTGACTATGACTGGGGAGCCACAGTCACCAGATTTGGTGTTCAGGTTGTAGATGAGAGAATCACGAATTTCCTTCTGTTTTCCATCGGGCAGGCTCAGGTAAGCGTGTTCGATCTTACAATCAGCATTACCAAGAATCTTGAAAATCCGGTTTCCGCCGATGCTCGTCATGGTGGGAAGACAGACGTCCGCTCTCTTGATGGCAAGCTCCGGGTTCTTCTGGAAATGTTTGACCAAGTCCGTGTGACAATGAACGTGTCGAGGGAACCTGATAAGCATTGCGTCCTTGTTGTTTCCTTGTGAGTCCTGGATTGGCATCATCTTGAGATCAGCAATTGGCACGGTGAAAGACGCACCAAACATGTTCTCAATGGTGATGTTTTTCTTTCCTTTGAGGTATGGAATGAGATGTTCGACTGTTAGCATGAAAGTGTCACGAACAAAAAGTCCGTTGAGCACTTCCACGCCATCAACAGAAATGCGGTACAGGTTGCCCAGAATCCTATGCGAGATAAGGTCTTGGGCTCCTTTGTCTTTCCATGCTTGGAGTTCCGCATCATTGTCTTCTCCTTCACAAACCACACGTCTCAAAGCTTTCGTTCGACAGTCTCCCGAAACGGATGCTTCTTGACACGCTTCCATGTTCTGGACTCTCATGATTCGTTCAGCTGGGATATATGGGCACAACAGAGTGCCACAACTGGTCTCCCAGACTTCCAAACCCTTCAAATCAACTTGAATGGCAACATTTCTGTTCGGCAATTCCATTGGGGGACGGGTGATGAACCCAGGGTGAAGATGAACAAATGACCGATGGATTTTCTTGATCCCAAACTCTTGGATGGAGGCAATACGCGACTTGTACGTAAAATGAGTAGCCTCTGTACAGAAGCTCTTCTTGTACATTTTCGCGGGGTCCACTTCGTACGAATGGCCTTGACAGGCGCGAACCTTGTCATTGGCCAAGTCGATCTCAAAGCGATGTTTCGGGTCTTCCTGGACGATTCCATAGATGTCTTCTCTTGTGATGTCTTTCGACTTGAGATGATCCAGGACAACGTCCACTCGAACCCATCCATCCTCTGATACAAGTTCATGTCTCAGAGCTCGCGAAAGATGTTTCGACTTCTTGATGTCAAGTGCCTCAACATGAGCCCGTTTGAGCTGCGCGGTCTTGTTGTCTCCTGAAACTGACGCTTCAGCAACAAGTCGTTTGACACGAGATGTTTTCGCGTCACCTGAGGAAAAGCCTTCTGGAATTGGAAACTCCAGTGTTTTCTCCTCTTCGTCTTTCGGCTTAAGGTATTGGAAAAGTCCAAAGACTCCCAAGCTCGATAAAAGCAGTCCAATCGAGACCAAGATCGTCTTGAGAGAGAGGAATTCCTTTGCTTTCGCCCTCCAGGATTTGAGATGGCTCGCATTGAGAGGGCGTTCCTTCAAAATCACAACATCGTCCAGAGGATCGGGTGGAGCAAAATACTCCTCGATGGGGTCTTGGAGGACTCCCGGAACTACACGGACTTCACTCTCAAAAATATTGAAAGTTCCTTCGTGTGTTTCACTCTCTGCCACACTCAGATTGTCCAGGTCCCTCAAAGGATTCAAGGGGAATTCTGGAACTGGAGCGTGTAATTCAGTTGGGCCAATTTGTGTCACAGCAGGTTTGGATTTCTCCGCACCCACAGTGTTTGTGAAGGGGTTGCGTCGGAGCAGCTCTCTCATCTTGACGAATCGATCTTCATTCATTCGCTCTTCGATTGACTCATTGAAATTCAATGATGCGCCAAAACTGGCAGCCGCATGATTCAAGACGTACTCAACAAGCTGTTCGTAGTCCATCTTCATCAGTTCACCATCCGTGTTGGGATCGTTGATGGGTAGCATTGATTCAGAATCGTACACCGTAAAGACGTACACGTTTGTGTCCATTCCAGATGTGCATTTGGACGCATCCAAGCGTTTGACCGATTGTTGCGTCTCTGCGTCAAATCCATCGATGGTGAATTCAGGTTTGATGTCTACTTTACACAGGAGGTCAATTCGCCGACGGCATGCAGCCGGAAAAGTGATGGAGGACACTTTTTGGTGAATCTTGTTGGAAGTGAGGATGCAGAACTTTGAGATGAACTTCGTCCTGGCTTTCTCGTTCAGAGTAGCCATGTGAAGCGGATACGGAGCTGCATTACCAGCTCTGATGATCTCAAAATATTCGGGATTCGGGTTTGCCGAAGTGTCAGCTAGCTGACCGAAGTCATCCCAGACACAGATGTTTTGTCCGGCATATCCGTCCCAAAATTCCTGTTCCGCGCTACGGAAGTAAACCTCCGAAGCAACGTCTCGAGCTTCCTTGGGTGATGAACAAAGTGCTGCGTTGAGATCTGAGCAGAGCGCCCACAACATGCCAGATTTACCCACACCTGACTCACCAAAAAGGTGAATCATGTAAGGCTTGATTCGGGGCGTGTTGCCGAGTGCTCCACTGTGATCAGCTTCCTTCAAGAAAGATGAAATGATAGCAAAAGTCTTTTGGAAATGATCACGCAAATCATCCTTGACTTTGAGCGCTGCGAGATTGGCTGAATATTGCATTCCTTTCTTGTATAGTTTGGAGATACGATATATCAATGCTTTCTCGGTCTTGACGCGCTCGCAGACAGGGTTCTTTGGGTCAACAAGTCCAATGACTTCCTTCGACCATTCACTGTAACCAGTCAGGTATTCGTCCAAATCATTTTTGACCATACCAGGGAAAACCTGGCGGATCATCCATTCAGCCACATCAGTGAAGATGTTCCATGAACTCTTTCCAAAGTCCACGATATTCTTGAGATGGCGGCTCCGATCTCCGAAAAACTTCAACATAGAGTTGGGATCAGCAAGCTTGGGTAAGCCCAAACTAAACTGGAGGATTCCGAAGATAGTCACGGCAAGGGTTGATACCGTAATGGTCATGTGTTCCGACAACCAGTTTTGAACCTGAGCAAACAGAGTGATATCGTCAATGTCAATTCCCTGGAGTTTGGCTTCATTGCGCTTCTTGTTGAAGATGGCTTTGAGTTGCACGTCTTCAGGCATGAACAACCAGTTCCTGATCATTGTGACGACCTCTGATCCAAACTCGGCACAGACGTTTAGTAGCAACGAAGCTACCATACATCCTTGTCGAGCCATGGCTAAGTTCGCGAAAATCCGGCCAAGTTTCAGCATCGTTGGTACAAGGTCATATTCACCCCACAAAATCTTGACGGGGGTGAACGCTGTTTCCAGCTGTTGCAGCACTGTTGTTGCTTTCTTAGCAACTTCTCCTACGTCCTTGAGAGTCGACACAGATTCAGTGGCAGCTACAGCGATTTTGTCTGCAGCGCTAACCACGTTTGGGATAGCATTGATCATGTCATGAGTGACTTTCTCGGTGTTTTCAGAAGTCGCACGCAATTGTTTGAACATCTGAAGTTCAGCTTTCCTGAATCGTCGTTGTGTTGAGCATCTCATCAAGTACTGAGAGTATCTGATGTGGGATGGAATTGGGAGTTGAGTTTTGCTTTGTGATACCATGGGTGGGTGTCGTAACGCGAGCAAAATACAATACTGGGTTAGCTCTTCCTTTGCCAGTAAGGGTCGCACTATCGTAGCAACTACACACGCCGGGAGCTTATCTCTGGTTTAGCTGAAGAATTTCATCTAAGTAGACTACTCGACTCGTGGTTCGAACTCGACCGTGAGTTTTCATCATCCTGGCGACAAAATTTTGTCCAGAAGGGACCATACAATCTTTCACACACACATTCACTCTTCCACAGCTACACTCTGAAATGGTTGCGTCGAGAATAGAGCGGTTCATGGAGGTGGGGGAGGGTTGTAATTACCACACAAAGGAGGGCCAATTAAGAAACCGAAAGTTAAGTCATCTTTGCCAGCAGCATACAGCGTGGTGCTGTTCTCTGCAAGTTCAGTTTCGTCAATCTTACGGACTCTGACAAATGGCAATTCGATATCCACGTTCGAACCAAACAATACTGCTCCTTGCGGATCAGTGATTAGTTTGGAACAAACTTGTCTTCGAGTTTGTGAATAAAACGGGACAGAAATTTCGTGTATCGGATTGTTACTTGGAGTAATGTGAAACGGAGAGTCTGAAAAATCTTCTTGTAAGTTCCTGAGGTTGAAAGTAGCCAAATGGGAAATTATGCCAGAACCTAGCTTATCTACAATTTTGAACCCGATACCACCTCGATAGAAGTAGTATATGTAAGAACAAACTGATAGATAACCACCAGTCCTAAAATCAATGACATTAGGACACACGGCGGTCTTTGCATCGGCATCAACATAATACAAACCAGTCTTGTGCACACGGTAAGCGCGAGTTGCCTCACGCAAATTAGTACACATCTCACCAGCTACGGTCTTGGTAGCTGAGAGATTGTCTTCCAATTGATTTTCGTCATCAAAAACACGATACATTGTTCCTTTCGGTTCGTTTGTAACGTTAATTTGAAGCTGTGCAGATCGGAAGTTTCGAGGACCAGTTGGTATTTCATTGAGCGGCAAGTGACGTCTGGGTTGAGGGAACGCCACAGCAGGGTTAGTAGCAAATTTCCAAATGAGAATTTTGATACTCTGTGAGACCGTATCGGGACACGAGAGAGGAGACACTACACGAATAACTAAAGTTCCAGTGGTTGGTTGCTTGAATACATCCGTTGCACGTAAATCCACAATCTGATTGCTCATCATGAGGTATTTATGCACATACGGAATTTCGAAAGACATTTCACTTTGCTCTGTAATATCAAAGATTTGACGGTAGCAATTAGTGGTATCTAATGCTGCTAGGTCTGTCGTAGACAGATCTCTCTGATTCGGTACAAAGAACACTTCGAATCGTCCAACGTGAAAAGCAGTTTTAACTAAAGAAATCCGGTAGGTCCAATCAGCTCGGTACATAGAGAAATTTTGTAACACAAATTCACTAAGACAATGGTCTGTGACTGAAACAACATTCGGAACTTCAGGGGTATTGAGGTTGACAGATTTGATGTTAGGTACTTGCACATCACGGGATGCGCTGTATTGTCCAAGAACGGTATTGTAATCTGCTGAAGTACTCCAGTCAATCACGTCGACTAGGCCAGGCCTAGAACAGATATGACTGATTTCCATTTCATCAACGGTTGAGACAAAATTTTGTTCTTCCTCAGCAATCATGTTATCATTACACATTCCTAGAACTACACCAGAATCTTTTGCTTTGAAGTGCGTCATTCCGCGTCCGGGTATATGTGCTAGTGCAGTAGCGTGGGATCCATCTATTGGTCGAG